TGTGGCGAGCTTTAAGGATGCCGGTGAGGTGGCGATTGACATCAACTATAACCCAAGGGAGGTCACGCACCGCCAAACAACGGGCGGTGTCATGGGGTTGCTCAATTCGGGTATTGTCGCGCCTTGGAAAATCAAGTTCCCGACTAACGCAGGGGATAGCGTGTCGTTTATGGGCTTCGTCAAGAGTATGCCCCTCGACCTCCCGTATGACGACAAAATGAGCGCGACCATCACTGTGCGGGTTAGTGGGTCGGCTACATTCGCTTACGGCACGTGATCGGATGGGGCAAAGTGAAGTAGCGGCCATGACCGGCGTGCGGTTGAGCGTGGGGGCGGTAAGAAGCGGGTGGTACTGCATCGACAATCGTGGGGGCAATGACGCCGACTGCGTTTGGGACTTGGAGTGCTACCCCTACCCCCTTCCTGACTCGGCGGCCAATCAGGTGATGGTCGGCCACGCAATCAACCGCATCAACCCGGCGCGCTTCGGGCTGATTCATTTTTTCAATGAGCTTTGGCGGCTGCTGGTGCCGAATGGGGAGCTGATGGTGGTTTCGTATTACGGAACGAATCACCGTTACGCCAGCGACCCGGCAGCCTGCGCGCCGTTGACGGAAGCCAGTTTTTACTATCTGGATCCAGCTCACAAATCGGGGCTGTGGAATGTTTTTCAACCTTGTCCCTGGCAGATTCTAGACCTTGCCTGGGATGTGGCCGGCAATGTGGAGGCTGTGCTTGGTAAGCGTTGATGCGCCCATTCGTCCATACCGGGTGATTATCCAGGATTCAAATGACCCCGGATATACCAATACTTTAATGGTCGGGACAGCCTGCACCGGCCTGTTGCGTTGCGAGTGGGTAGCCGCAAGGTATGGACAGCAAATACCCCTGAATTGGTCGATGGCCGGCCACATGCAGGTTGTATCCGGCGGCGTGCTCGATTACATGCCGTTGCGCTATCTGGTGGCCGATGCTCAGAACTTGATTGTGGCTAAGGCTATCGAGTTGGATATGGAATGGGCCTTTTTTTTGGAGCATGACGTGGTGCTGCCAAGCAACGCCTTTTTCATGCTGAATTACTGGATGAAGGAACAGCCCGCGCCTGTGGTATCCGGCTTGTATTTCAGCAGGGCTTACCCATCTGAGCCGATGGTTTTTCGCGGCATGGGGATGGGCGCTTACACCGACTGGCGGCTTGGTGACGTGGTGGAAGTGGACGGCGTTCCCACCGGCTGCCTTTTGGTGCATATGGGCTTGCTGCGCGAGATGTGGGCCGACAGCCCGGAGTATACCGTTGGCGGGCAAAAGACGCGGCGGGTATTCGATACGCCTCGATACTCCTGGTATGACCCGGATAGTGGCAATACCAATATGGCAGTTGGCACTAGTGATCTTGAATGGTGTAAGCGCGTCGTCAAAGGGGATTACTTGCGGCGGGCCGGCTGGCATGAATACGCCGACAGGGAGTTTCCATTCATCTGCGACACTCGCCTGTTTTCCTATCACATCCAGCAATCAGGGGAAACGTTCCCGGACAAGAAAACGCTTGCGGAGTTTGGGGGATAGGGCAATGGCTCCATTTCTTGAGGTGATCACGAGAACTTTCGGCGGCCGGCCTCGTATGTTCGCGGCCAATCAAGCCGGCCTGGCCGCACAGACTGACCAGGACTTCATTCAAACCATCTTGATGGATGAAGAACGAAGGGGAATCGAGTTTGCAACTGAGCAGATGGCCGAGTACGCCCCGCACCTGGTGGGCGAGCTAGTCTGGATTTTGGACGACGACGACCTTTGCACCCTGCCCATCTTCGTAGCCGGCCTGAAGCGCATCGCCGCGCAGCACAATCCCGATGTAATCATGGTCCGCATGGACCACGGCGGCGGGCGCATCCTGCCCAGCGCACGGTGGGGCAAGTCGCCAAGGGTGAGCGAGATAGGGATTAGCGCGTTTGTGGTGCGGCGTGAGTGGTGGAAGCGGCACGCCCACGCCATGATTCCCGGCGCTTACACGTCTGATTTCAGCTTTATAGAATCCATTTGGGCATCGTACCCGGAAATTTTCTGGTGGGATGTGGTGGCGAGCCGGTGTCAAAGGCAGAGTGTTGGAATGGCGGAAACGGAGGCGGTAGAAGCATGATGCTAGGGTATATGCTTCCAGGTATTGCGGCGAATGATATGTCTGATGTTGCTCTCAGAAACACCATACTCGGCGGCGAGCATCGTGTGTCGAACGCCACCACCTGCATATCTACGGCGAATCTCTGTGACTTGCTCTTCGGTGAGCTTTGTAGTGCCGCGTCCCTTTTTCACCATATCAAACATATTGTCAGCTTTTGTCCCGAGGAAAAGGTGCGAAGGGCGCACGCAGCATCGCGTATCGCAATGGTGCAAGACACATATTCCTTCAGGAATAGTACCATTGTAAAACTCGTAGATGTAGCGATGTACGGCTATAAGCTTGCCTCCAATACCTATTTGACCATAGCCGGAATTGCGTTGCGTCCCAGTCCAAATCCAGCAATTGCCGGATTTGTCAACCTTCTCCCAGAAACGCGAGAGAACGGCACGTCGGCCATTGTGACCTCGGACAAAACTAGACGGTTGGCCTTTGACCCAACCATTGCGTTTATCGGTTTTACTTGCGATATTCGTGAATTGGCCGCAGCCGCATTCACAAAGGTGTGTAGAAAGTTCGCGTGGAGTAGAATTGAGGGACATGACGACCTCCAGTCGTTGTGTCAAGTCCCAGGGTGTTATCGCACCGCTGGGACACCTTTTTGCATGTGGTCATTATAGCGCAAGTTGGCTATTTACTCAAGAGATGGGGGCGGTATGACGAAGGCAGATCAGACAAATGCGGTAGTAAAGCGATTTCTTAACCGTTCTGAGATTCTTGCACAGGATGATTTGAAGTTTCGGGATGTTCTTGTGCCCGAATGGGGCAATACTTGGGTTCGTGTGCGCGCGTTAAGCGCATCGCAGAGAGATGAATTTGAGGCCGCGACCGTGACACGCCGAGGTAAAACGGTAGAGACAAACTTGCGCGATATTCGCGCCCGCCTCTGCCTGTTGTGTATGGTTGACCCGGAAACGGGCGAGCAGATTTTTCAGTACGAAGATACTTTCTTGCTTGGCAGCAAGAGCGCGGCGGCGTTGGATAGGATATTTACGATCTGCCAGGAGCTAAATGGCCTAAGGGAATCCGACGTCGAGGAGTTAGCTGCAAATTTTCAGCCAGGCCAGAACGGAGATTTAGTTACCGCCTAGCTCTGGCACTGGGCTATGTAAATGTTGACGCCATGCTGGGCGAAATCAGCAGCCATGCCTATGCCGAATGGATGGCCTATTCGAGAATTGAACCCTGGGGAGAGGAAAGGGAGGACCTGCGGATAGGGATACTTGCCAGCATGATCGCCAACATGTTCCGCGAGAAAGGCAAGAAAGCCTATCAGCCGCAAGACTTCATTCTTAACTTTGAACCAGAGGACGAGGAAGCCAAGGTGCAGAAGATGATTGAAAGCCTACGCCATTCGCTAGGGAGAAAACGCTAGTGAGCACGATTGCCTCACTCAACGTCGCACTTGCACTTGACGACCGCGACTTCTCGGCAGGCATCGCCCGCGCGCAGGGTAGCGCCGAATCATTCTCAAAGAAGCTTGGCGGCTTGGGTCAAACTATGTCCCTAGCCGTAACCGCGCCCCTGGTCGGCATTGCGGCGGCGGCGGTGCATAGCGCCGGCAAGTTTGAGCAATCCATGAACGTTATGGGGCAGGTTACGGGCGCAACGGCAAGCGAAATGGAAGCGCTGCAGGCGCAGGCGTTGCATCTTGGCGCGGTTACGTCATTCAGCGCAGGCGAGGCGGCAGACGCCATGTTGGAGCTGGGCAAGGCCGGCCTGGCGCCCAACGAAATCATGGGCGCCATTAGCGGAACGATGGACCTGGCCGCAGCCGGCGGGCTTGACCTGGCGCAGTCCGCCACGATTGCCGCCAACGCCATGAACGCCTTTCATCTGCCGGCCGAGGAAGTAACCGACGTTGCCAACATGTTGGCGGCGGCGGCGAACGCTAGCAGCGTTGAAGTAACCGACCTCGCCGCCGGTATGCAGATGGCCGGCTCCATCTTCGCCAGCAATGGGCAGAGCGTTGAGGACTTGACAACCGCAATGGCGATTTTAGGCAACAACGCCATTAGCGGCAGCGATGCCGGCACCAGCCTGAAAACGATGCTCATGCGGCTGTCTGCGCCTACTGACGAGGCGGCCGGCGTCATGGCTGACCTGGGCATCCAGGTATTCAACGCCGATGGCTCGATGCGCGGCTTTGCCGATATTGTGGGCAGCTTGGAAACGGCCACAACCGACCTGACTGACCAGCAGCGCAGCATGGCGCTAACCACGCTGTTTGGAGCCGATGCCATCCGCGCTGCCACCATCCTGGCGAGTGAAGGCGCAGACGGTTTTGCCGATATGTCTAAGGCTGTGAACAAGCAGGGCGCAGCAGCCGCAACCGCAAACGCCAGGATGAAGGGGATTGGCGGCGCAATTGAATATTTGAAAGGCTCCATTGATAGCTTTCTGATTGAAGCTGCCTTGCCGTTCCTCGATACGCTTTCCGGCTTCGTGCGTGGCGCTGCCGACTTCCTATCCATGATTGGCGAGCTGCCGGAGCCGGTACGCAATACGGCGCTTGCCATCGCTGCGGTTGCGGCGGCGGCTGGGCCGGTGCTGCTGATTGTGTCCAAGCTAGTGCCCATGTTCAGCATGTTTGGAACGGTGATGGGCGTGATTGTCTCGCCTATCGGCCTGGTAGTGGCGGCGGTTACGGCGCTCGTGGCGGTGTTCGCTACTGATTTTATGGGCATCCGCACCGCCGTAATGGGCTTTGTCGATTCGCTGATTGAAATGTCCGGTATCGACCTGGGCGGCATTATCGAGGGTTTTAAGTCGTTCGGTAGTTATATCGGAATTGTGTTAGAGGATGGCGACTATCTAAACGATTGGTTGACGCATCTGCCTACCGCCATACAGCCGGTAGTTGAAAAACTTGGCGGCTTGATTGCAACGCTGACCAGCGATATGTCACTTGGCGAGAAGATAGGCGCGATTCAGGCAGACATTAGCGCGCTGTTTACTGAGATAACGGCGCTGGATTGGGGCGGCGCATGGGAAGCGTTTCAAACGTGGCTGGATGAATGGGCCGGCGCGGTTGTCAGTGAAGTGCAAAAGATAGATTGGGGCGGGGCGATTGAAACGGCGGGCAATATGTTTGCCGTGCTCTCCAACGTGGTTGTCTATCACCTCAAAAAAATCCCTTGGAATGATTACATAGGGCAGGCCGGCGATCTGTTCTGGCAGTTGAAGGATGCCGTTATCGCCGCCGTGAAAGCTATCCCTTGGGGTGAGATAACATTGCCGACCCCGCCGGCGAAGATGACAGCCGGAGAGGCCGACGCCGCCATTCTCGCCGGCGTAACGAAACTTGACGCCGAGTTTAGTTCCCAAATTGCAGGCATGTTTGACGGCTTGACCGAGCAAGTTAAAGGGACAGATTTCACGCCGATTTTAACCAACTGGCTAACGTCTATTACAACGGCGTTGAATGAAAACGATTGGTCTAGCATCGGCGCAACGTTTGGAGCGCAGCTAACCGAAGTATTCTCGCCTGCAAATTTAGAAAACAACACCACGGCGGCCTTTGACAATCTTGAAACTGCCATTGCCGATGGCATTGCCGGTATAGACTGGACGAAGGTCAAAGAGAAGTTGGCCGAAATAGATACCGTCTTTGCCGAGGGGTTGGGCGAGTTTGGCGAGGCGTTTTCGGGCACGTTTGAAGCGCCGGAATGGATGCAATCATTCATTGATTGGACGATGCCGCCGCCTGATGACTGGATGGACGCCTTCCTAGCCTGGGCGATCGCGAAGCCGACGTTCATGGATAACTTTCTATCATGGACTATCGCCAAGCCCGAATGGATGGACGCCTTCCTTGATTGGTTCCCTGAAACGCCGGGTTGGGTTAACCAGTTGCTTGGCTGGCGACCTCCTTCGCTGGGAGCGGGCAATCCCTATGTACCGCCTACCCCTTCGCCCTATGGCGGCTTTACTCCTGGCTTGCCTCCGGTTGGCGTCAATACGCCGCTGCCCAACAATCGGGGCGCACCCATCGACATAACGCCGCCGCCGCCATCCGGCATCATGGGCGATACCAGCCGCAGCGGCAACATCATCGGGGCTGTATACGTCAACAATAACGTCGATGTGAATGAACTGGCCTACAAGGTGGCGCAGGCTAACGGAAGGCGGTTCGCCTGATGCTGCTGCGACTGACCGACGGCACCACCTCCATTATCCTATCCGGCAGCACGCCGATCCGGGGCGCGACCTACTTTCCCGATACGCCCCAAAAGCGCGACGGCGAGTGGATGCCTGTCACCGAAACGGCAACCATAACCATTACCGGCACGGCTACGGCGATACGTACAGCCGTCAACACTATCGAGGGGCTAATCCTGGAAGCCCAGCAGCGGCAGGAAACAGGCGCCGGCGCGCGGGTGTTCGTCAATTACAAGCCGGTGGACGCCGACGCCACGGCCTACCGCAGCGAAGTGCTCGATGGGCGCGTAGTGTGGTCGGGCAATCCCGGCCTGCGCCATTTGGAGGACACGCTGCCGACGGTGCAGATTGCCGTGATCTGGACGCGTGCGCCCTGGTGGGAAGGCGACGAGGCGGAACTGGCAATAGCGGCCAGCGGGCAATCGGCTGCAACGGGCGGGCGCACCATCGACAACAACCCGGCTGTGGCTAATTGGGTGCAGGCGCAATCTACCGTCATTGCCGGCAACATGCCCGCGCCCGTTCGCATCCACCTGATAAACAATACCGGCTCAACGCAGAACTATAGGCGTCTAATGATGGGCGTCAATGCCTACAGCGACCCCGACAGCCTCGTAAATTTCCTGCAAGGCGAGGCGAAAATCAGCGGCGGCTCAACGGTAGCAGACGCCGAAAGCAGCGGCGGGAACCTGCTTCAATTCACGGCGGCAAGTTCGCCCACTACGTTTCAATGGACGCTGCCGGCGGCTGACATGGCGCGCACCAAGGGGCGCAGGTTCCGTATCATTGCGCGCATTGCGGTTGCCGGCGCTCTGTACGTAAAGCCTGAAATCCGCACATCGACCGGCGTCGTTCTGTGGCAGGGTGACGAGCTGGCGCTGACGCCGCCCATCTATGAATCATGGCAGGATTTGGGCATCGTTCCGCTATTGCCAGGGGGCTATTCGTTGGCCTACGGTGCGGCTAGATTGGCGCTTGTGATGCGCGGCTCCGGCATTGTGGATCTGGATGTGCTGCAGCTTGCGCCGCTGGATTCCTATCGCCATTTGGAGATGCTAGGTTCCGGCGTGCCGACCAACAACGGAACGGCGCTGGTGCATGATTCCATCGACCTGCAGACGTACCTGCTTGCAGGCTCAACACGCACGCCGGTTCCCACCACGTTTGGCGGGCCATTGATGATTTATCCCGGCTACCATAACCGGATAACCATCCTGCACCAGGTGAACGCAGGGCTGACAGCCGGCGAGGATGACGCCAACATTTCATTGTCCTTTAGCGTGCGCCTCTACTATCGCCCGCGCCGGGTGACGGTGTAGCCGTGACAACCTTTTCCATCCGCGTCTACGCCCCAGACGGCACGCCGGCCATTGTGCCAGGCAGCCTTGACGTACAGCCGCAAGCGTGGTCGGGCGTGGATGTTGGCGGGATGTGGGATGCGGACATAGCCGTAAATGGTTCCTTGGAAGAATTAGCCGGCCTTACATCCTGGCTGGGCAACCGCCTGGAGATCATCAACGCCAACGGCTCTGCTGTCTGGTGGGGTGATGTAGCGGCGGTGGAGGTGACGGCTAACGGCATCCGGCGCGGCATCAGCCTGGACCGCATGGCGAACCGCATCCAAGTGCGTTACGCGCAGGGGCAGCCCGGCGGCGGCGCTGTATCGGCTGATACGGCCTGGGCCGATGATGCAACCAGCCAGGCGGCCTACGGCATATGGGAACGGCGCATCTCGCCGGAAAGGGAGATGACCGCAACCGAGGCAACATCGTTTCGGGCTACGGCTCTTACTGCGCTGTCTGAACCTCATTACATGCTGGCGCTGGATGGCGGGCCAACACAGGCGCGTATCTACTGCAAAGGCTTCTGGCAGCGGGGCGCACGCTTCTATTACGCACAGCCGGCGGGCATCGTGGAGCACGTTCCTTCCGGTACGGCTGCTCCGCTGGGCTTGGGCTTTACCTCGTCCACTGTAGCATTCGTGACGCGCACCGACGAGATACACGGCATTGCGGGGCTGCTCAGTAACTTTCAATCCGGCTACCGCATCACCACGACCGGCGCAAGCAACGGCGGCAACAATTCCACATGGCTGCTGGATTCGGGCGGGGATAGCCGGCCCGCCGTAACCTACGTATCAACCGGCGTAACCTGGTCGGCCAACGATGACATATTAGATTCAAACAGCGGGCTTGGCTTCATAGCCAACGACGATGCGTTCACCGTTAGCGGCGCATCCAACGCCATCCACAATGGAACACAGTTGATGGACAAAGCCGGCGCAACGGCTGTGGAAGCCAACAACACCTACCGCGGCGGCAACTTTACAAGCGAAGCGGCCGGCGCATCCATCACCTTCAAGCGCGGCAATAAGGTTGGCGTAACCGGCAACCTGGTAAACGAGCAGGCGGGCAGCAGTGTCACCGTCACGGCCTGGGGCCAAAAGCACTATCAGCCGTTCACCTTGCCCACCGCCGGCAGCTGGACGGCGGCGCGCATCGAAATCCGCTTGCGCAAGGTGGGAACGCCGACCGATGGCGTGATCGTGCAGCTTACACAGGACAGCGCCGGTGTTCCCGGCACGGTGCTCGATAGCGCAACGGTTGATGATGTGGACATACCCGACGAAATGGGATGGGTTGCCTTTGAACTGAGCAACGCCGACACGTTGACCTATGGCACAACCTACGGGATTACAGTTGCCCGCACCGGCGCCAACAGCGCCACAAACTATTACGAGATCGACCTTGACGCCGATGCCACCTATGCCGCCGGGGTGGAACGCCAGTGGGACGGAGCCACATGGCAGACGCCTAGCCCTGCGGCTGATATGGTGTTCCGGGTGCTCGGCGCGGTGGATACGGGCACGCAGGCAGGCGAGATACTAGAGAGTTGGGCGGGTGCGGTTGACGCTGCACTGAGCAGCATTGAAGCGCATCAATACCGCACAGGAGAGACACGCGCCATTGACGAGGTAACGGCGTTGCTAAACATTGGCACGGATGCCGGCTTGCGGTTACTCGCCAGGATGCAGCGCAACTTAGTAGCGCAGGTTTATGCACGCCCTGATAAGTCTACGGCTAGGTGGTCATACCAGGGCGGCGCGCTCTATGACCTGTTTGGGCAGGCAGCCGAGGATGGTTTCCTGCCGGCAGGCGAATGGGTGCAGCTGGGCGATGCGTCGGGGCTTGGGCCTTGGGCGCGGCTTTCGCCTGTGTTCGTGGAGCGTGCGGAGTACCGGGCCGGCGGTGGTTTGAGCATCGAGCCGGAAGGCAGTAAGGACGTGTACGAAACGGGGGTAGTGCAGGGATGACGTACACGCTGCATTGCGGGGATTGTTTAGACGTACTGCCGGGGCTGGCGGCTGGGCTTTTTGGGGCGATTGTAACCGATCCCCCGTATGGACTAGGCGACAAGTTGAACGGCGGTTCTTGGGGCAATGTGTCCGCGTGGGATTTTCGGAACGATGTTCGATGGTTGGTCGACCTTGCGCCTATTGTCGCTATTTGGGGCGGCAATTATCACGAACTGCCGCCATCGCGTGGTTGGCTCGCGTGGCACAAACCGGATGCGGTTCCCAGCATGGCGAACATTGAATTAGCCTGGACGAACCAAGATATGAACGCCGCTATGCTCTCGCACGCCATAGCAGCAACAAATGCCGAGCGCGCCGGGCATCCGACGCAAAAGCCCCTGCGCGTCATGTTGTGGTGTTTGCAAATGTTGAGAATACCAGCGGGCGCAACAGTGGTCGACCCCTTCATGGGCAGCGGTACAACCGGCGTAGCCTGCCGCATGTTGGGTTATCGCTTCATCGGAATTGAGAAAGACCCGCACTATTACGCCATTGCCGAGCGCCGCATAGCGCAAGCCCAGCCGCCGCTATTCGTGGCTGATGCCGCACCGCACCCCGAACCATCCCAAGCCGCCATGTTTGAGGTGAGCGCGTGAGCGACGTTATCAGCACGCTTGCCCAAAAGCTGCGCCCCTACTGGCTGCGCGACCAGACCAACGGCTCCGGCGGCGTGGCTGCGGCCGGCGGGGGTGGCGGCGGCATGGCGGCGCACGCCCTGTTCGGCGTCTACCATACCGGCGAGCTTGACCCAAGCCAAGCGCCCTGGGCGGTAACGCAAGATGACCTGGACGCCATCGACACCCACGCCCGCCAGCATGACGTGTTCGACCCGGCCGACCATATAGCCAACGGCGCCATGTGGCAGGTGGCCGGCTTTACGGCGCTCAACACCTGGGGCAAGTTAACGCCCTCGGCCAACGTGACCGGCGCAACGCTGGAGGCGCTATTAAAATCTAATTCTACCGGCGGCTTGTTCCTGAATCAGCTTGACATTGGGCCGGCGGGCGCAGGCGTAACGCTTTACAGCACAAACGATATTACCGTCGGCCCGGATATTTTCATGCCGGGGAATAGCCTGATTGCGGTGGAAGGCAATTTCCTTGTCGCCATCGACAGCGACAATACAGCCATCGGCAACGCCTTCATTATCGGCCACAACGCCGCCACCAGCGCGTTCACTGAGATTGCCCGCTTTGTAGATAACGGGCGCTTGGGCATCGGCAATGCCGACCCAACCTATCAGCTTGATGTGACCGGCTCGGGGCGGGTAACGTCGACCTTTTACGTTGGCGATGCCTTTACGCTTCATTCTACAAATGCCATAGGAACGGGGCCGGATATTCAGTTCGACACAAACGGGCTGATTGCGGCCGAGCAGAGTATTTC